GCGCGAGATGTCATTATCGCTTAGGAGGTGACAGAAAACGAGGAAGCTTTTTGTCCTGATCGCCTTGGCTGCGGCTTTCCTTCTGGGTTCAGCAACGACTTTAGCCATTCAGCAATATACGCAGCGCATCGAAAACAAGGCAACCATAAAAGTCGTGGGCGTTGGAATCTACAAGGATCTCAACTTCACAGTTTCGCTGGCAGAGATAGACTGGGGCATCTTGGAGCCCGGCGAAAGCAAAAACGTCAGTGCCTACATCCTCAACGAAAGCAATGTGCCCTTAACCTTGTCTATGGCCACTCTGGATTGGCAACCATTCAATGCCACAGAGTATATGACGCTGTCTTGGAACCAAGAAGCCACGGTTCTCCAGGTTGCCGGCTATGTCGACGCGACTTTTACGCTTACTTTGAGCGATGCGACGCCTCCATTCAGGAGTTTCAGCTTTGTGATCATAGTCATAGGAAGGGGATAAACATGAGAGACAATGTCGAAGTGAAGCAGCTCGATTTGGGTTACAAGTCAAGCGTCCGAAAGGAATGGCTCAAGATCTGGACAATCCTGGGTGAAAGGATTCTGAAGTTGCCGGAATGGATGCAACCCATTGTCCTGAAGGACGTCAACAACGCGGTTGAAAACCGAATAGCGACCATGGAGATGATTAACAATGCGACGAGAACAAGTTGAGTTAGATGAAAGGTTTGGCAAGGAATACGCAGGTCGCTACGTCTTTCAGGAGATCACCTGGGCGAAGCGAAGCCGCATAATACAGAAGCACACCAAATACCATCCAGTAACAGGGCAAATCCTCAACAGCGACTTCATAGCCATACAGGCAGAGACCATATGGGCAAGCCTGAAGGAGCAGCCTGACCACAAACCAATCACGCTTGAGAAGCTACTGAGTGAAGAAGATGGCATCCCAATAGAACTCGGCGAACTGCTCTCAAAAGCAGCCAACAGACTCTGCGGCATCACCGCAGACGAACAGCGTTTTTTATCCGAGCCATCAGAAGACACAAGCCCCACGCAGCGCTCACCGAGTTCAGACTCTGCAAGGAGTTCGGCTGGACCCCAACGCAGCTTAGGCGGCAGCCAGCCAAAACCATCGAAGAATTCATCATGATACTTAGAGAGGTCGACAGACGAGCTGAGGAGGAACTGGGCAGAGCCAAGCAGGAGGCGCGTTTTCGTGTCGATTGAAATGCAGGTCAATGTGCACGGAATCTTCGAGCTGCAGCACAAACTTAACCGGTTAGATGAGACCATACGCGGCTTGGTTCAAGATACTTTGAGCACAGAAGTAGATGGGTTGCGGACTTTGGCTCAAGGTCTGGCGCCTAGGCGCACGGGCTACCTTGCCAGGACAGTTTTTGCCGAGAGCCTTGGTGAATGGTCTTTTAAGCTTGGGGCAAGGGCGCCTTACAGCTTCTTTGTTGAGTTTGGCACTCGCTTCATGCAGGCTCGACGCTTTCTAAGTCGAGCCGTAGAGTTGGGCATGGTTGGTTTGGTTCAGCGTGTCAACATGGCGATAAGAGAAGCCGTTGTGAGGACGAGGGCAAGTTGAGCTTTCATGAGATTTCGATAGCTGTGCGCGCTGAGAATCGTGCGAGCTACGCTTTCAGGGCAATTGCCATGGACGCTGTGCACTTAGCCTATGCGTTCGGTGCCTTGGATTCTCAGACTGGCCGCATGATAACTGGTGTGATGACTGCGGTTCACTTGTTCACGAGTTTGAAGGCAGCTTTGGGAACGGTGTCTGTTGCCCAGGTTGCACAGACTGTGACGACGAAGATTGCTGCTGCAGCCACTTGGGCGCTTAACTCTGCCCTAGCCATGAAAGTCGGTTTGCTCACGCTCGGTGTGGGCTTGATCGCTGTGACCGCCGCTTACATGGCTTGGTTGGCAAGCACAACCCGTGACGCAGCGTCTGCTCAGGCTGAGTACAATGACGAGTTGGCTAAGACGCCGACCAGATCGATCAGGCGTGCGGGTGAAGGGGAGTACTATCGCCGAGGGATTGAGTATTGAGTGTGGCCCTGCCCGTCTGCGCGGTCGTCTTTGGGTCTGTCGCTCCTCCGCAGGCCGACGTCGTAGAGTTGAGGGTGCACTTGGGCGCAACAGATGAAGTGTCGAGTTTTGAGTGTCTGCTTCAAAACTTTGACAAGAAGTATTGTGCAGGCGGAACCTATCCCATTAACGTGGGCGTTGACGGAAGCATAAGCATGGGAAGAGGCGCCAGCAATCCGCTGGTTGCCACAATCACGGTTGAAGAGACTAAAGCCGTTTCAGATTCTCACGGTGAAAGTTATCTGCGGGTTCTCGGACGCTGCTGGGGAGAACGACTCTTCCGACGAGTTGTCACAAAAACCTACGAGAACATGAAGGGCGAGGAAATCGTTAAGGATTTGATAGACTACTACGTTGGCTTGAGCCACGTGCGTGACAGTACTGAACTGATCGAAAACACAGACACGACCTACACGAAGTTGGAGTATGAGAACACTCCCGTGTTTGACATATTGAAGTTCATAGCAAACAGCACGGACAAAGCCGGCGTGATCGGATTTGATTTTCGTGTAGCACCCGACTGCAAATTCGAGTTTTTTCCACGCAGCAGCAAGACCTCACCTGTGAGCCTAGCGGAACGCTTAGACACAAGCGAATACAGGAAGAGCATATTTCGCAAACGGGACAAAATCTACGTTTATGGTGCTGCCGAAAAGAAGTACCCCCCTAACGGAGACTCGTGGACCGAAACGCTGGACATAAACGGAGACACCACCGATGATTGGGTCAGTGGCACAGGCACCGGAAGCGTTTCCCTCGATGCCACCACAAAGGCTGTCGGCAGTTACAGCATCAAGCATACCACGGGCACACCAGACTATTACGGTCGCCTACGCCTAATTGTTCCATCTGGTCTGCAGCCCAACTGCAACAAACATCCCAGCTTGCAGTTTCAGGTTAGACGAGAGTCAGCCTTCAGCGGAGCCTGCACAGTCATTCTAAAAGACGATGGTGCCAGAACGGTTTTTCGAGAGTTCAACGTTCAAGCTGACAGGTGGGTTGTGCAGAAGTTCAATGTGGGCAAAAAGTACGGAAGTGAGTGGCAGGGCGGCGACGTAGCCAACTTCAATTGGGAAACAATCAACGAAATCATGTGGGACATTCATTTTGCTGGAACAGGCACGGGCAACTTCTGGATTGACAACTTATTCTTCAACAATGCCAGATGGACTGCGACTTTTGGGTCAGGGACGAGGGAACTGGCTGAAACCGACGAGGAACTGCACAGCGACAACGAATGCCTACTTAGGGCTAAGGCGTTGTATGATCATTTGAGTAGCGTAGCCGAGTACGTTAGGGTCACGAGCGACGTCGTCGACTATGGCAACACGCCCATCTTGGCGGGCGACAGAATCTGGGTTACACTACCCAACGAGAACGTGGACGGATACTATCGAGTCATCAACGCTGAATACCACTTGATTGCTGAAACCCAAATTATGGAGACCACGTTGGAGCTAGGCAAGGAGCCGCCTTTGCTTGCGGACTATCTCTACGCTTTGAAGGCCAAGGCTGGAAGTTTAGCTCGCTACAAGATTGGGAGAGTGTAAGTTGTGGACAAGAGCAGAAGGACAGTTGTTGAAGTGCGAGACGACCTGCACAGACAAATCCGAAAACTGGCCCTGCTAAACGACCTGCGGATCCACGAGTTGACAAATGCAATAATCGAAGAATTCCTCAAAGATCAGGAGCAGATTAAAGCTTTAATCAGAAAGTTAAGGCTTTTCAAAAAATCATATTCAAACAAGCACAAAGAAGCACTATGCTAA